CCAGTCATTAGTGGTAGTAGTATAGGTTCCTGAGCCTGTTTTTACAGTTCCACTATTACCGCTTACTAAATCTGCTGTAAAATCGTCATTACCTGTAATTAAAACTCCTGCTGAAACCGTCATATTTCCAGTTATAACTGTATTTCGACCTGTAGATACTATTTGGTTTGCATTACCATTTAAATTTATATGTCTAATGTTTCCAGTAGTAGGCATAAAGTCTTCTGTAGTAGTGTGTGTTCCTTGTAACTCTAAATCTAAATTTCCTGAAATAGTTCCTGAAGATAAATCACATAATCTACCTGAAGTTTTCACAAGTGTAATTTTATAACCAGCTCCTGTAATTTGACCACCGTCTAAAACTAAATTTCCTACTTGAGCATGAGCAGTCATGGTTACTGTATGACCTGAATCTATGTGAGCTTCGTCTGCGTCTCCGGGTACCGAGCCACCTGTCCAAGTTCCTCCAGCGTTCCAGTTGCCTGAGCCTGCAGTAGTTATTACAGCCATTTAAACCTAATCTGCCACTAAAAATACTTGACAGTCTGCGTTACTACTTGGCACTTTAGCATGAATCAAAACGTGTTTTAAAGGTGTAGTTGCAATAGACTTGTATGCGCTGTCGTTTGAGGCAGTTACTTCTATATTATCTCCAATTTGAGTATATTTAGTTGCTCCGTAAACGCCGGGACTTGTTTGTAAAGAACCGTAAACCATAAACGTTGCTGTAACTGAACCTGCATTGAAAAATTGTAATCCTATTCTTTGTTTACCTGTAACGTCAACTGCTGCTAGAATTACTTCTCCTGTAGCACCTGTAGAAGTTATGTTTACTGTACCTGAACTAGATTCGATAGTCTCATTAGACGAAGTAATAACTCTTAATCCTGTATTACCTGTACCGTCTGCTACGAATTTGTCATATTCACGTTTACCACGTGTATCGTCTGCTAATGCCATAAATCACCTTTACTTTTTTACATCGCATCCTTACGGAATGAATCGATGTATAAACATATAACGCATGTGAGTATATAAAGGTTTGGGTAAAATTGTGGGGTAGTTGGGGGAATTGAGGTTTCCCCCGAACCTTTTGAATAATTATCGACTATAATTATTCTAAGTTTAACTTGATATTACGATAACACCTGATTCTGGTCTGATGATTTTCATACCGTATCTCATAGACATGTATGAACCAACAATTCCAAATCCGGGGTTAGCTTCTTCTACAGTTAATCCTCTTCTTTCTACGTAAGCCAAAGGTTTGACAGACATATCAAATATACCGAATCGGGTATTTGGTACGTATGCGTTAACGTAAACGTTCAAACCATATAGGTTTCCTACAAGACCTGTGCTAGCTGCACTGGACAAAACATGAGTGTTGTGACCTTCGTGAGCTGCAGTACTTTGGGCTTTGACACCACCCATAGCTGCATCAAACGGAGTTGTGAAATCAGCTTGGTCTAATAGTATTTTGTAGTGAGACGGAGAGATGACGATAGTGTCAGCGTTTCCACCTTTTGCACCAATCAATTCAATAGCTTCAGTTAAATCGTTTAGAGCGAAATTTGCAACGGTTGAACCGTTAACTGCATCTGCTGAGTTGAAGTAGTGTGAACCTGCGTTAGGTCCCATTAGTTGGAAAGCGGCTGCGTCGTACATACCATAATCGGTAATCCTTGAACCACCGGAAATAGTTTTTGCGTAGAATGCACCATGGTCGAAGTTAGCAAAAAGTTCTGCGTTAGCTTCTGTTGTGGCTGCTGTAATATCATCAGTTCCATAGACTCCATTAGAGTCTGCCATACCGAATAAAGCGTGAATTGCGTGACTAGTTAAATGTCTGTCAACTGCTCTTCGTGCTTCGTTCAATGCCATCTCTACTTCAGAGAACCTTGAATCTTCAATCATTCTACGGGTGACACCTACTGCAATACCGAATTCATTAACACTTACACGCTCATTTCTGAGGTCAGTGCTTTGGTAAGCAGGAGTTGTTCCTTCATCTATCTGTTCCATAACCATGCTTTGCTTAGCTACGGTTATATCAATATCTCCACCAGTTTCTGTGGTATATCTTTGTGCAAACATGTCGAGCACAGGCATATCTGTGACTCTGTAATCCATGATTGCTTCTTTGAAATCTACGATTGTGCGCTGTGCTGCTGTACTAGTTGTACCGTCGCCACCTGCTGCAGACGTTAGAATTCCTTCTTTCTTTGTAACCATATTTTATCTCCTTAAAGTAACAACACCTTTGTTAACGCATCTCCACCACTAGCGTTAGCTTCTAAAGCTATTGCTACGTGAGTTAAAGCTTCTGCGCTTGTTGCGTTATTAACGTGTGTTAATTTAGCAGCTCCGACCTTCAGGTAATCCCCGACTGCAGTTCCGTTAGCGCAGTTTGCTCTAACAATACTTCCAGTTCCGGTTATAACACTAATAGGGTCGCCATCTGCTGTTGCTGCGTTGAATGCTATTCCTAGCATTGCGTATTGAGCTAGTGTATCTATCACTTTACCGTCGGTGTGTAGCATAACTGGTTCTCCAGCTGCGATAGCTTCTCCTGCGGTAAATGGTAAAATACGTGCTGGTGCTCCACCATCATTTACTAATATTTCTGTTGCCATATTTTATTCTTCCTTAGTTTTTGTACCCGGTGAATACTATTCTACCGTTTTCCATCGCAAACATGCGTGGGGTCTCATCTTCAGCCTCTACAGGCTTTTCTTCAGCATCGTGGGACTTTCCTTTTCCAAAAGTACGTTCTTCTTCTTCTGGTACAGTCATGCCTTCCATTGCGATGCTAAATCCTTCTAGCTTTACGTCATCCCATGAAGAGAGTTCCTCTACACGAGCATCCTTGTTGTCCTCTTCGAGTTTTCCAAGAACAGCTTCCTTGTCTATAATTGTAGTAATTAAAGATGATTTTTTTGCTTTGAGTTCTGCTTCGACTCTCTCAGCTTCTGCATCTTCGAATTTCTTCACAATTGCAAGGGCTTCCTCGTGCTTGGTATTCAATTCTTCAAAAGATGAAGTCATTTCTTCTAACTGAGTTTTCATAGATGCGAATTCACGCTCTGTGATTGACTCAGCTTCAGATACTGTTTTTTCTTCTTCAGCCATATTTATTACCTCGCGGTTGTTCCCGTGTGTATCACAGGCACATGATTCTTTTTCGTCGTCGCTACAAGAGCCACCACAATCAGAATCTTTATCACCGAATTCACGGTGTTCATCACATTCCTTTCCTTCTTCAATTGTACATGCTTCACAAACGGGGGTTCTTGTTTCATTATCAATGAAACTTACCTCGATAGGACGAATGTTCGTAGCAAAGGGTTCTCCTAAAACATCAATGTCTTTTGAAAACCAATCAATACTTACATGTGTCATATCGCCGTTTTCCAACTTTCCTAACACTTCACTTGTTTTGGCAGCATCCTTTTGGACTTTTGCCAACATTTTAATACCAGTTTTACCATCGTCTAATTCAATTATCTCTGGGTTGATAGCCGTGCCAATCAAATCTTCTTCGGTTCGCTGGTGATTAAAGTAAACTGGAAGTTCACTAAAAGCTTCTAAATTATCTTTTAATATAGAAGGTTCTATGTAAACTTTCTGGTCACCATCGGCGTCATGAACGCCTGATGTTATAGCTATCACTGGATAGTCTATAGTTTCTTCGCCTATACTTAAAGGCTGTTCTAATGCTAGAGCAAAAGTACGTTTCGAGTCTTCTTGTGTACCATTAGTTACTGCGAATTCTCTTACGGTACCTTCCTCAACTCTCATACGGCAAAGGTTTGCCGCCATCTCATTATATTTGTCCACACCTCTCTTTTTAAGTATAGGTGCGACATCTATAATACAGTTTTCATATGCGTATTCGTCGCTCATTGTTCTCTGTCTCCCGTTAAGTTTCTGTTTTCTACTCGTTCTGATTCCTCAGACTTATCTTGGTTTTTTCCACCAGAAATGTTAGCATTTTCTGCTGTAGGTTGTTGTTCAACAATACCTTCTGGGTCTAAACCACGTTCTAACCTAACTTCACCGGGTGACAGTACACCCTCAGAAAGATATATCATATCCGTTTTAGCTTTTGTAAATGAGTCATTTACATTTATTTGACGGAATGAAAATCTAGCATCGCCGGACTCTAGTTGCGGCATGAGTTGTGAATTGAGTGCTGCTTCAATAGCACTTTGTAAATGTTTAACGTAAGGTTCAAAAATAGCACGTGCTTGTTCAGGTTTGTCAAACATAGTTACTGGAACTTTCAAAGCTATGTGTATTTTCTTCAATATATCATCAGTATATTTACCATATTCAAAAGCTCTCTGTGTTCCTTGTAATTCTTTAATTGTTATATCATTACCATGAATTATATCTTCACCGGGTTCTAATGTATTAAAGGCATCAACAATTTCGTTAATTTTGTCTGGACCATAAGGCATGTCGGGTAAACCAGCAGATATATCAAACCTACTAGTGGCGTACTTGTTAAGAGCAGCACCAATATCCCTCTCGGCATAATCTTTAAGGTCAACCAAGTATAATACTGGGTGAATATCACTAAGCCCGTAAGCGTAGTCATCAAAAGCATTGTTTTTAAACTCAATAATTTCGTCTTCCTCAAATCTAACATTCTCTTTGTCGTCTCCTACATCTTGATAATAATATTTTATTTGACCGTTTTCGTCTCTTTGTACAAACATATTTTGTGAAGAACGTAAGATTAAATTATCTCCTGTATATTCTAAATAAGATGTACCAAAAATTCTACCATTACGTAACCAAGAGTATATTAACTGGTCAAAATTTATTTCATCAAAAAATCGAGTGATAGCCTCGCGCTCTACTTCATCATCAGTTACGATGTCGTAACCGTCTTTCGCTGCATATATGCAGGGCAAGTCAATTAAAGTTCTAATAATTGGGTCAGACAAATACACATTCATGTATGTCCTATAATCCCCAACTTGTGGTTCTTTATCTGCTCCACCGCCGTATCCACCTCCCCTTCCACTGTTTTGAAGTTTAATACGTTTAATAACGCCTGCTCCATAACTGCGAGGGTTGTCTTTACTATACGTCGGGTTAGACCCTACTGTTGCGAATGTCCTACTTCTGCCCAAAAAGGGCAAATAATCTCGTAGAGGCATGGCTATCAATACCTATAACGCGGAAGCAGTATATAAAGCTTTCGCTCAAATGCCTCCCGGAGTGTGTTTTTTTAA